GTGGGACCCCTCTACAAAATCAGGCCATACACACTTTACAAAAGACAGAAAGTCGTTTTTAGCTTTGTTCTGTATCTTTTTTTCTGCGTGCATGACTTGAAGTTTTTTGAAGGTCTTCCTGACATCCGCAGGTAATTTTTCTATATTTACCTTATTCAAGTCCATGGTACCAATATGTTTTTAGTATACACGAATGTGTAAATTAGGCAATACAACCTAGAGTAGTGGGACCCCTTTTGTACAAAAGGGGGGATGGGGTAGAAGCGATTATTTATATTTGGATTTGGTTCGGGACCCCTGGCCCGTAGGGCCAGGGGTAATGATTAAGACGCCCAGATCTTTTGGGCGTCTTTTTTTATAAGGATAGCAGGACCGACGACAAAGTCGTCGTAACCTATCATGTACTTATCTTTTGTAAATGTAGATCTCCAAAGGTTAGTTGCCTCAACATTCAAAGGCAAGTTTTGTAACTTACCCTCTTCATTAACTATAAGATAATCACCATTAGGGAAAGTGATACCTTCAACATAACCACCTACAAACTTTTGCGCCTCTTTAAGTGTGGGCTCGTTTTTTACATCGTCAATTATTTTAAACATTTTATCCTTTCGTTATGGTCCTATATTATCCTATTT